GTCCAGCAAAATTAACAACTGGATTTACTCTTGCACGATATAATCTATCTCTTTCTGAACCATTTGGATTATAAGAAAGTTTTACTGCACCTCTTACTCTACCACGATTGTATCCAGCAGGAGAGAACCATGCATCAGCAACTTGGTCTGTATTTGCACAAAGTCCAGCAGTATCTCCACACAATGGCACAAAACGATATGTATCATTGTACTTATCGTACATATACTTGTATGCACTATCGTATACCACATAAGATGATGATGGACACAAATCAAATGCAGTTATAACATTATCTGTTTGTGTTGTAGAACTGTTAACACCAACTGTTGCAGAACGATAAGGAGAAACAAAAGCGATACAATCTTTTCTATCTTCTACCAACTTAGTTAACATTGTTACATGAGTGTCTTGAGTTGATGAAGTGTCTCCAGCTCCACCACCTCGACCACCAAGTATTAGGTTAACGTCTATTGATTCTGTATCTCCAAATCTGTTATACGCAGTATCCAACTCACCAGCTGTTGGAGCATAATCGTCAGTTCCACCAGAAAGTTCTGTTATGGTTGGTAATGAAAGTAATGTGTATGTTGAAGTACCAGATTCCAAATCTATTGCATCGCCACTATCAGTTCCAGAACTATCTGAACCATCCATTACAAGATTATCACCAGCGTTTGATGATGAACTATCTGTACCATCTAGTATCAAGTTGTCTAGTGTAGTACCATCAACATCAGTTCCCCAGTTTGTTCCACCAGTATTGTGATCCATCCAGAAAACATATTGTGATGATCTAAAGATTACATCTGGGTAGTAGATACTATCTCCTTGTGGGCCTTTCGCATTATTATTAACTGAAAGGTTGGAGTATGTTTCTAGAACTGCGTTTGTTCTTTGACCATTTGCATCTATAGCAAAACCAGATAATGCACCAGATGTATCATAAACAACGATATGTACTTCGTCTAATGTACCTCTGTCATTTTCAGTTGCATATAATGAACTGCCTGGGGCTGCATCAAATAAATCATAAAATCTCCAACGTCTACGAATATTTGTTCCACTTGAAATTGTACTTTGTAAACCTTCGCCATTTACATCATCTTTTAATTTGATTACGATTGTATCTGAACTTCCACTATCGTTAACAGAAGATACTTCATATTCGTATCCATTAGATTCACCAAAGTTTACAATGTCACCCTTAACAAACTGAGTTGCATCAGTAACAGATATTGTGGTCTGTCCTGCTGATTCTTCTGCACTTGTTGTTGTAACAGCATTTGCTGAATAGTTAGCTGCACTTGAACATATTGAAACTCCTATTGAGTTGCCCCATGTTCCAGCAGTTCTTGCTGCCCATTGTCCGACTGAACCTTGTCCTGTTGAATAAGATTCATCATAATGGTCATCATTTCTTATTAGTAGTCCTGTACTACCAGCTGTTGCGTTTAGTACACCAGACTCTGCTCGAACCACATGAAGTTGATTTGTGTACGACAAAAAATTAGCCGCAGTAAACCATGTTTCATAATGGTTACTAGTGGTTTGAGGTTTACCAAATATCTTTACCAATTCTTCTTCTGAAGATACAGTTGTTACTTCAGAAACAGGCCCCTTAGAAGCGGCCATTGCAATAGCACCAATTGATGTTGCTACTGCTGGTACGACATTTGTTAAATCTATTTCTTTGACTTGAACGCCAGGAGAAACTAAAAATGCCATGTTTTTACTCCCTCTATAAAGTTAATTGAGTTATTCTATTGATATTTATAAAAAACAACATTCTAAAAACTTTACTTTTATAACTCAAAGTTATAAATAATACCATGAATAACCATTATGACAAATATAAAACAACAATTAAAAAAGTTGCAAGACGCCACAGATTATTAAAAGATAAATGGATTGCAGATTATTTAATGTCCAACTCCTGTTCTTATTGTGGAGAATCAGAACTTATTTGTTTACAATTCTATCCAGATGACCGAAAAATTAGAGCTGAATCTAAAAGGTCTGAGGATAAAACTGAGGTTAATAAGTATATATCAAATAACAAAATTGTATGTAGAAATTGTTTTCAAAAATTGGATTCGGATATAATTACCAATTAGATTCATATGTTCTAACTATTGGACTCCATTTAGTTCCATATTCATCTACCATTTGTCCTACATTTTCATCTTCTAATCCATTAACTACGAAACCAAATGGGGCCATATCTTGTTCTAACTGGTCTTGTTGATCTCTAAACATTTGTTTTCTTACATCATTATCAGTAAGTTCTTTGAAGTATGTTTGATCTACAGCCCATGCAAATATAAACATACACGCAACTAAATCATCATTACAACCATCATCTGCTTCAAAAGATGATCCCTTAACAATAAATGTAGATAGTTCATTGATACAATCAAAGTCCTCAATAATAATCTTATCACTCTCTAGTAACTGTTTAAGATTAGAACAACCAACCCTTTTTACTGCCTTTGTTGTCCTCACACCTAACTGAGCTTTACCACCAGAGAAACCACCACCCATTATTTGACCAGCACGACCTCTCATAGATGCCATAACTAAGTTATCATATTCCAAATCGAATTGCATTGCATTTGCGACTTGTTCTCCGATATCATTTACTTCTATTAAAACAAATGCTTGATTAAAGGCTCTAGCAACATCATATATCTTGTTTGGAAATATAAGAGGTTTTAACTCATTATCTCTAAACTTTGCAACAATACGATAAGGAACTTCTGTAACATCAAATACAACATATGCAGAATAGTCATTAGACGTTCCTCTAGATACGTCAGCAGTCATAAAGTATGTGTGATCTTTTTTTGGTTGTTCATATATATCTAAACCAGCATTAGACTGTAATGGAGTTTTATATGCAAGATTTCTCAACTTTGATGGTGCAATAAGTGTATCTATAGAACCAAGAAATTCACATTCAAATTCTGTATTAAACTGTTGTTCACTTGTGTTTGCAATTGTTTCTTTTTTCCACTTTTCATCTCGGCCAGGAACTTCACTCCAATGTACGTCTATTGGAATATAAGAGTTTCTTTTTTCTTCTGCATCTGTCCATAACTTATAGAACATATTCATTCCATGAGGAGTTGATACTATCATAACTTTTGTGGTTTTACCAGAGGAAATCGTAGGATATACTGAACTAAAAAATTGT